TGTGTTGTCAATTGCAATCTGCAATTCTTGTACTCCCTTGTCCCCAGCAGGTGGCAGTTTGAACTCAAACCCAGAAGCAGTGAAAGTCTGCACAGTTATGCCATCTTCAAGGGTCAGATCATAATCCTCACGTGCTTTCACCAAGTACAAGGTTTCTGCAGGCAGTGATGGGTGGGATAGCTCGATGGTGTCCAGTATCACTGTGTCAGACGGTGCTGACGCATACGCTTCTTTGAGTGCTGCTGTTAATGATGAATTAGGCATTATGGTAGTAGTGCATCAAGTTCTGCTTCTGTGAGGCCATAATCTGCCTCAACTTCTAAGGTAGCGGTGACCCGCCAGTTCAAGTTACCGTAGTGGCTTCGTTTATGCTTCCCGTCTTTGAAACGAGCAAGTACAGTCTGTAAACCTTGGGTGGCTGGGAGAGTGATGTTGAACCAATCATTCCCAAAATTCAACTTCGTACGAACAAAGGCTTCAAAGATATCGTACTCACTATCTGTCAGTTCCCATTCAACACGGTAAAACTTAGTATCATACTCAAACCGTCTACGCTGACGAGCACGGCCAGTTTCGAACTTAGTGCGTACAACTGCTGGCTGGGTGTTAATCGCCATACTGAGGGTCGGCTTAGGGAGTGTTGGGGGTGTTGGGAATGTTTCTGGCATCAGGCTTGGTTTCCTCTGTTAAGTGCATAAACACGTTCAAGAGATTTAGCCACTGGTCCACTGCCACCTTGTATATCAGCAACCAATTCCCTACGTGTACGTTCCATTAAGATTTCAATCGTTTTCAATCCACTTGCGTCTTCAGACTCAGAGACCGCGACTTCTACCCCTGCGTTGTTATTGACCACAATGTTAACACCACCACTAGGGTTGTCCATAGACCGCATACCAGCTGTTGTCCTGGCAGAAGTGACCATGGCCGGACCACGTACGATTTCCGCACCTGCTTCACCTACAATGCCGTATTGGCCTGAGGGAATCATACCACCATGCTCAAACTTTTGGCCGAATTCCATGACAGACTGGGCAGCCATCAAGCCGACAGACGTATAGCCAAGTGCTCGAATCATTGTGGACATAGGTATACCAAGTATCATACCACCTTCAGCCAACGCTCTCGTAGCAGCCAGTTCTGTATAAACAATAGCTTGGGCTATGGCGATTGCCTTCTGCGCCACGAACATGGCTTTAGCTGCGTCGTTGCTCTCACCAACCAAGTCGCTTAGTTGCCCAGTGATTTTACCAGCCATGCTTAGTACGTCCCCGTACATGCTTAATTGACTGGCACGCATAGAAATTGCGGTAGTCTCTTGAAGGCCATCTAGCTCTGATTGGTACCTAGCCCAATTTGCCTTAGAACGTTCTTGGAACTCCTGCTCTGAAATAAGCCTCGCGTCAAGAGCCACCCGTAGTATTTCCTGTTGGGCATCGTACTTCTCACGCAGAACTTCTGCCTTTTGGTCTTCAGACTGGGCGTACACGTCCCGCTCAAGTTGCAATGACTCTTCAAGATCTTCTAGTGCTTTTTCTTCTAGCTCCTTACGCAGTTCAGACCCTTCCTCGGTGTTCTCACGAATGAGTTCAAGCCTCTGTTCGTAAGTATGCCGGAGTGCTTCCTCTTCGCTGAGCAGTTGTACCTGCAACCGTTCAAATGCCTTTGCAGATGCCTCTTTTTCTTTCGTTGCCTTCTTATTCGCTGCTTCTGTTGCTCTTTGCTCAGCACGTTGTGCTGCTTCTGCTGCTCTTTGTTCTCTTTCAGTGTTTTCTTGTTCTTCTAACTGTACGATCTGCTGAGAAAGACGTTCACGTGCTTCAAGTAGTGCGTTGAGGTTTTCTTGCTCAGCTTCAACATTTACGCTTACTGTGGTTGCCCCTTTCCTACGGCCAGCAGCACGCCCACTTGACTTGGTGCCAGCAGAAGCAATCCGTTCTTGGGCTTGCTTTATCTTGGATTCTATATCAGCAAGTTCAGCTTTGAAACCAGACGCTCCTTCTTGAACTTCAAATGTCCTAGCTAGTTCTTCACGCAGTTCTTTTAGCTCTCTGCGTAAAGCTGGGACGGTACGGCCACTAGCGGTCTCTAGCTTTGCTTCTAGCTCAACAATCTTTTGGGTCAACTCACCTGCTGGACGAGGTGCTCCGGCCAATAAGTTAAACAAGTCAGACAAAGCGTTGGTAGCCGATTTCACAACCCCAACCAGCCCAGACTCCTCAGCGAAAGCCACAAACAACCTATCAGTCGCTGCCTCAAGGTTAGAGAAAGAAACAGAAAGATTGTTGGACTGCTCGTCCATAGCTCCAGCAAACTCAACATCACCCAACCGTTTCAGGTATGCTTCGATGGCACTGGACTCCATCTGGACGGTCTCACGAGCACCACGAAAAACGAAAGTGACCTCTTCGCCATTCTTCCGTGCTTTGATACCAAACTCCTTCAATCGCTCAAACTCACCAACTGAAGCATCCGCCACTGCCTCGATGAATTGGTTAAGCGATTTACCCATTGCTGAAGCGGTGTTACCATAGCTTGTGAGGGTGTCAATTGAAGGATTCAGGCCAAGGTTACGTAGCTTAACAAAAGACTCTACAACCTCATTCATGATGAACGGTGTGGTCTGGGCAAAATTCTGTAACCGTTCAAACGCAGCAGAGGCTTCTTCTACGGATCCTGTGGCCGTCTTTAGCTGGGCTCGGAGGGTTTCATACTCCGCTGTTGCTCCGATAGCCTTACGTGCCGTTATAAAGGCTGTAGTGAGTGCCCCCACTGCACCAACCATGGGTAAAATACCAGACCTAGTCAGGGCAGTGAACTTACTCGTCATACCAGATGTGGCACGTTCTGTCTGCCCACTGGTGCGGTTAAGCTTCTTTAGCCTCTTATCAGCGGTGCTGACTTGGCTTGACTCTACCTTTATTTGAAGATGTGCGGTGTCTGGCATTTATGTTATTCCAAAAGAGTTGGTCTAAGTGGAGCAAAGCATCTACTTCATACGGCAGTAGGCTTCGTCTGTTTAGTTTTGACCAATGAAAGATTTCCGTATAAGAGAGTAACTCAGTGGAACGGACTTCAAGGTACCACCCCCATAAGTACTGCCACTCTTCAGGCAACGTAGGTGCGTCCTGCAGAACTTTTGGCAACTTGCCTATCTGCTTTGCTACCTTCTGGAGTTGCTCTCGTTTTGTAAAAGAACCGTTGTTGCCCCCAACAGGTTGGCTCAGGTCAAACTCGCTTTTTGCGAATTCGTAGAGTCTGTTGAGGGAAGAGCGAAAAAAAGTTCACTCTGTGAAGCTAACCGATCAATCTGCTGTTCAATCTGTGGTGCTCGCTTCAGGAAAGCGATCACGTTCTCCCTTGTGGCAGGTTGTTCGTCTGACCAAGACCAATCTTTGACTAGTGCCGCAACCAACTCAGTTTTGTAGTTGATGTGCAACTTTGCCCGTTCTTCATCACTAGTCAATACTGCTAAATCTTTCACCATACGCCTGTTCTGCTGAGTCTCAGCAAGCCGAAACTCATCACAGAACACACTGCGTATAGTGATTGATTCTTCTGTCTTCCTACCATCAGGAGCAAAGAGAGGGACTTTGACTCCCTCACTTGCTTTCTCCTGAGTGTAGAATTGTTCCATTTTCCCCATTGTTAGTTCCTCCGTTGGTTATGGTTGCTTAAGCACTACGAGTGATCCGGAAGTTTGAGCCTACCGTCTCATCATAGAATGCTTGGAAAGGACAAGGAATCAAGATCTCTCCACCACCAGCAGTATCGGTGTTCCCACCGTTGTACTTCAGGGCAGGGATCAGGAGTTCCAAAGTATTTGCCGCAGAGTCAGTGAGGTCAATCTCCAACGAACTTTCGGTTTCGTTCAAGAACTTCTCAAGCAGGGTTGCGTTCTCAAAGAAGAACGTGGCTTGCCCAGAAAGGTTTGAACGGCCAATAGTCGCTTGGCTGATGACTTCATCGTCCCCAATTGCAAAACGTGGCTCAAGTGCGTTCTCAAGAGTCAGGGTGATCTCTGTAGCAATTGCTGACGTGACCCCACCTTCCTTGAGTGTGCCAGTGAATGAATCGAATGGCTCAGTGGTGCCAGCAGAACCAAGTACCGCACCTGCTGGTGCTGTGGTGCCTGGTGTTTGGCTTTTACCAATCACACCAAATGATCCAGTGATAATACCACCTGTTGGGATCGTGAGATTGAGGGTGTTCAACTCACAACCAGTGAACAAATGGTAAGGCTTGTCACCGGATTGAAGGTCAGCGAAGTGGCGGAGCATTGAGAAACTCTTGCGGGCAGTACCTGCTTTAAGGACGTTGGTTGCCCAAGTGCCCCCAAGTACTGCTTCAAGCAGGTCGTCAAACGATCCGTCGGAAAGTTCAAACTGAATTTCTCCACCAACTTGCTTTTGGCCGTGGCGGACGTTGGGGATCATACGGTCACCAGTCAGTTCTTCAGACACAAAAGTCTGCTTTGTGGTGGCCAATGAGCAGCCTGTGTTTCGCAGGCGAGAAAAGGAAGGAGTGGCTGGTGTTGTACCATACGTCGCTTCCGCTATGTGATATAATGCATGGAGTGCTGAATCTGACATTTTATGATGTTTCCTATGTTAACGGATTAGGTCGTACGTGCCTAACCCTCCATTCAATAGATACAAAAGCACGGAAGCTGTCCCCACTTTTGACTGGTTCTGTTATCCCGCACCGCAGGATTTTCACTGTTGTACCACTATATGTAAGAGACTTCCCAGCCACATAATGGTTTCGTAGTAAATCGTAAGCCTCGTATAAGGCTTTTTGCCCAGTAAGTAAAGGATAATTCAGGGCAATTTGCAAGATGCTGACCTGCTCATCTTCCCCACCAACCCCCAACGTGGTTGTGTATGCTGGGGTGTGCAAGAAGTCAAGTTTCATCCATGCCGTTTCGGCTTGGGGTTGGTCAAGAAATTGGTCGTCTCCTGTGCCGGCATCGCGGAGTACTAGGCGATCGTAATTGGGCACACTTGTGTACAAGGGTAAGTTCGCCCTAGCAAATTCTAAAAAGTCCTCTGTGATCGCTACAAGAGAGTTAGATAGTGTCCCCATTACAACTTGCCCTCCCTAACTGCTTGTGCCACTAATCGGTTAAACCGAGCCACGTTTCGCCTGACCATACCACGTGGTGCTTGTGACGAATGCCCTTCAAATTCAATACGGGATGCGTACGGCAAGTTATTCACGAAATAGATAGTGACATCACTCGTTGTACCATTGCCTAAATTGCTCTGCACATCCTGCAACGCTTGTACTCCTTGTGGGTCAATGACGTCAAGGGAACCAGTGGCGGGAGCACCGACAGAGGTTTGCCAGTTCCCACGTAAACGCCCACCAACGTACCCAGCTGGTGCTTTGCCTGATTTCCACAGGTCTGGGTTACCCACTGGGGTGTCTTGAATGATGGCTGAGAAAAGTTTGAAACAGATAGCACGACGATCCTGCTCTGCGGCATTGATCGCCTTGACTGAAAACTTGCCTACCTGTTTTGCGAAACTCATGTTTGTCTGATTGGCACCTTGTAAATGACATCAGTGCCTGCGGGTGAAATTGGCGTGTTTCCTATGATTTCGTAC